CGCACCTTTTTAACAAAAAAGGCCTTTTATGTTCATCGGGGCTCATTTACGATTCATAAACAGTTTGAAAAGGGAATCGATGATTGTTATGTGATTAATCTTGATCGTCGGACAGATCGAATGGAAAAACTCTATAAGAACTCACCTACACTAGAACGTAGGATTCAGCGTGTATCTGCGTTTGAAGGCAAGAATATCCACATGACTCCTGCGATCGCGCGTCTTTTCCGTCCACATGACTTTGGCTGGAAGAAGCCTGTCTTAGGATGTGCTCTCAGCCATTTAAGTGTATGGTGGCAACTTGCTAATGAACGTGATGATATTAACTCGTATCTTATTTTAGAAGATGATGCGAAACTGGCTCCTAACTGGCAAGAACGCTGGAACGCCGCAGTTCCGCATATTCCTGAAGGATATGATATTCTCTATTTGGGAGGTATCCTTCCCCCGAATCGTGCTGGATTTGAAGGCGCAAAGGAGCGTGTAAATTATCATTTCTCACAAGTAAAGGAAAATACATTCTTTGGACAAAATCCGCCAACACGATATTTTCATTGGTGCGCCTATGCCTATGTGTTAAGTAAAGAAGGCGCACGTAAGGTACTTCAGATTCTGGCTGCGAAGGATGGTTATTGGACAAGTGCCGACCATATGCTATGTAATCCTGTCGGTGCGATGAATATGTATTTCCTTGATCCCCTTGTTGCTGGATGTTACCAAGATGATGATCCAAAGTACCAGGTCGCCGCATTTAATGATTTTTCACGTGTGGATCAGTTTGATAGCGATCTGTGGAATAATAATGAACGATTCAATGAAGCCGAGTGTGTTACTATGAGTCGTTTTGATCTTCCTCTTGATATACCTCAGGCTCTTGCGGATGCTCGTCAACCTATAAAGGAAAATCTGGTCGGTAAACAAGAATCAGAAGATGCTAAAGTTCAACTGAAACAATCCGTTACTACAGAACATCCTCTCTGGAAACAACTTGAGTCAGCTGTAAAAACAAAAGAACTCGAACTCGCGCGGGAACTCGCCTGTAAACTGATTGAAAACTGGGATATGACTTGGTCACAAAAGAATGATGCGGATATGTTGGCATTTGTTACAGCCATGAGATGTAAGACCTTTTCAGGTCTACCACCTTCTGATATTCTTAAGGAACTGGCAAAAAAATGGACTATTATTTCGGATCCAGCTCCTCAAGGAACCACGTGGAGTACCGAAGTACGTAAATGTTTTGAATCTTTTTTGAACTATATGCCACAAAATAATCCACCTACAAGTTTACGCGGCAGGCGCATATTATATCTACGTGACATGAATCTAGAACCTGAAAAACTATTTGAAGGAAAGTGGCTACAAGAACTCTTTGGTGATCGCCAGACTCTACGAATGTCGCCTACAACGATTGAAGATTCTCTTCCGACAGATGAGCCGATTCTTATTTTGATGCGACCTTGGTGGAACTATCTTATACCTATTATTCAACGATGGATTTCATCAGGAACAAAGTTCTATCTTCTTCATTTGAGTGATGAATATGAACAGGATCCTATTCATTTCTACGGGGCACCCGAATGTCTCGGTATTGTTCGTATGTACTGGCGAAAAGATATAATTGAGTTTGGAGATAAGGTACTTGTAATCCCACTCGGATATCATTGGACAAAGAATGCTGGAATCAAGAATCCGTTAGTCGATACACCTCGTCTTCCCTTCCGTGAATATACGTGGTCATTTATGGGTACAAACTGGCAAGATCGTGAATCTCAGATGAAGGGCCTTACAGTGTTGAAGCCACATTATCTGAAATGGTTAAAGGAATGGAATGATAGTCAAATGCTTGGCTGCGATGAATATTTAAATATTTTATTAAACTCAAAGTTTGTTCCAGTACCTGGCGGTAATAATCAGGAAACCTATCGGTTATATGAGGCACTTGAATGTGGATGTATACCAGTCTATATACGTCAACCTGGTGATGAACTTCTAGTTGAACGGCATTATAATCCATGGCTTCCTATTATTAATCTTACTTCATGGGATCACGCGGCTAGACTTATATCTCAGTTATCTTCTAATCCCGAAGTTATGGAACAGTATAGAAATGCTATTTTGGATGGATATAGACGCTGGAAGGAGGATCTTTCAAAGAAGATCATAAAGATTTTGAACCTTTAACAGATAGAGATGGGAGGTGGCACGATTGCTACTACGCAGGTTATTTTAGAAAAACATCGGCGATATGGAGAATCCTATAAACCAAATGATTTTTTTTGGGGTATGGGTATTGAATGTGAGTCTTATTTTGAAATGTCAACTCGGATTCCAATCAGCGCTGAGTTTTTACAAAAAAATCATAAAGCTGAACGATATAGTGTAGACTATTATAAAAGTTATAAACCAGAAGAACTTGAGGCAACTTTTAATAAAATATCGGAACAGACAGTACCTCTTTTAGTAAACTCTCATTTACTTACAAAAACAAATAAGTTTCTTGAACACGAAACATTATACAAAAAAGGCGCTCCCCCAAATCCAAAGTTTCAAGGAAAAACATTATTTGAATGTCTACGACAGAAGAATCCAAGTTTCTTCGATAAGCTATATGAAACAAACTTTGTATTTGATGGTGATAGTATTGAGATTATGACACAAAACTTCTACAAAACAAGCGTTCAACAAGTGTTTTCTGAGTTTAGCAACTCTAGAAAACAATTTATACAGGCTCTTCAAGAACTCTTTACTGAAAATCAATATCTATCACAACATGGAAAGATTGACTGGGCAAAGAATAACTATGGATTTGCCATAATGGCAACAAATCAATCAAATCTAGCAATCTTTAATAATGGTACATATCATATAAATATTACTTTACCTACAGAGCTAAATAAAGAAGGAAGAATAAAAGATTTTCCTCTTTTTGAAAAACAACATCGTACATTGATTCGGTATATTCAATGGTTGGAGCCGCTTCTAATCGGTACATTTGGTTCACCCGATATTTTATCTGCGACAAATCCTGATTTATATTCACGAGGGTCTCAACGATGTGCCATGTCACGGTATATTGGCTTAGGCACATATGATACAACAAAAATGGAAAAGGGAAAGCTTCTTTCTGTTCCTGTAGATTCATTACGAAGCAAATGGTATGAAGAATATCATAAAACATCTGGCTATAACTCATTAAAAGAAGTGGGCTTTGACATTAATTTTAATAAACATTGGAACCATGGTATTGAGATTCGGTTCTTTGATTGGTTTCCTGAAGGTCGTCTACTAGGACTTCTTCGATTTTTAGTCTATGTAATGGACGTAAGTTTGGATGAAGGTGATGTACCCGATCCTTTAGGAAATCAAGTCTGGACAGACTGGATGGTCCGTGTAATGAAGAAGGGCACATCGGCAGGATGTAGTGAGAAAGAGGCAGCCTTATTTACAACTTTATTCTGCGTTGAGTGTAAACCTGAAAAGGATTTATCCGTTGTTTTTGCGGATTTATATCATAAACTCGCGAAAAAATGGAAAGGCAAGGGAAAAGCATCAACTCTATTCTTATCTGATGAGAGTAAGCCAATAGTATCTCTAGTAGTTCCACCACCGACTACACCTCAAGTAAATCAATCTTATTTTAGCTGGTTGTGGAACTGGTGTCAATCTGTACCGCCTTTTCGGAACAACAGTGCCAAGTAAAACAGGATTTATTTGTACGTGCGATATGTAAAGCAGACCACTCTTTCAACGTGTATTGATTACCCATTGAAAGATTACATTTTGAACAGATTGGAAATAGATTATCAATATGTGTAGGACCTCCTTTTGATTCAGGTATATCATGACCACATTGAAAATCAAAAACAGAGATTTTATTTTGACACCAGGTTGTCGCACATTTAGCTTCAAAGTTTCGTCCATTGTGTTGAATCCAGACTTGTTCCCGTAGTGCAGCAGAGATTTTTGCCTTTACATATGGTTTCTTGGTAGCACGAAACGAGTTGACAAGCGTATTCATTTGGAAGCGAGTGGGTCGCATTACTCTTTTATAGAGGCCTTTCTTAAAACCATAGAGATGCTCGGACATTTGTGAACCCACTGAATCACAGACTCCTTATTTTTATAGAGATGATATCCACCATACATATATGGAGAAATGAATGCAAGGGGGACTTGTAAGTATTGTTCTCTTTCTGCGGCGTATGCCATACCTGCACCACCTAGAATGCCATATGTAAAATAGTGTATAGATCCAAAGCTTCGTATTGTTTGAGTTACTGATTGGACCAAGTTATGTTGAAGTACATTGGATGCCATTTTGGTTTACCCTATCTTTATGTATAGATTTAAATTTTAGATAATCCTATCTAAAGTTCTAGTTCTATTGTGCTGTAGATGGCAGATTCATTCCCCGAATACCTGAAGAGTATTCAGGCCCAGCTTCAGGCTCAGCAAAGTAATGTAACCGCAACGCCACCTGCCCCCTTACTTCCTACCCAAACTCCAGCACTTACAGATACATCTGTGGCGGTTGCTCCTCGCGCAGATACCCTGCGTTTCATGCTCGTATCAACACACCTTCAGCAGTATACTGGATATAGTCGTGTGAGCCATAATCTGATTCGTGAACTTTCAAAGAATCCTACTCTTTCTCTAACGCATTTTGGATTTCAGCGTCACCCAACTACCCCTGCGGCTTATCGTCCGTATCCTACAAATGTAGATGTGATTGATGCGGCGGCTGGCGAAAAGCCCGTACAGCAGGGATTTGGATTTTCTCAGCTTCCTGATGCGATTCGCAAGAAGAAGCCGCATGTCATTATGATCTACAATGATATGTCAATCGTTGCGAAGTTTCTAGAGGAGATTCGTAAGTCAGGCATTCCGCGCAACTTCAAGATCTGGGTATATGTTGACCAAGTCTATACGTATCAACTACAAGGATATATTGATATTCTAAATCGTGATGCCGATCGTATTTTCGCATTTACCTCATTCTGGAAGAAGTGCCTGAAGGATCAGGGTGTAAATCGGCCGGTGGATATTCTGCTAAATGGATTTGATAAGCAAACGTATTTCCCCGTTCCTCGTGAAATCGTTCGTAAGCAACTTGGAATCCCTGAAGATGCATTTGTGATTTTATGTCTAAATCGCAACCAGCCTCGCAAGCGTTATGATATTCTACTTATGGCCTTTGTAGAGTTAATTGTAAAGAATCCTCAGAAGAATCTTTTTCTCATGTGTGTATGCGACAAGGGCGAAAAGGGAGGATGGTGGCTCTTTGAGGTTTTCCAGCGTGAACTCAAGCTCCGAAAT